ATTTTTAAAGGTATCAAATGAAAATGGGTCAATCATATTTTATATATTTTCATCTTTGTTAGATAAACAAATTTTATGTTCTCCCTTATCTATAATTTTAAAATTAAAATAACTTAGCATCTGAGTAATTAAAGGCATATCAAATGTAGGGTAATCATCAAAAACAAAACGAGTATGAGGTGCAGCTCTATCTGCAAACCAGAGCGCTTCTCTAAATACATCTTTAGTCATATGGGGTCCATCAAAATGAACAAAAGCATATTTTGAATTTTTATGATCTGGATGATTCATAAAATCTATATCAGTCATATTAGCTAAGGTAAATTGTCCTTGATTTCTAAATCTATAAAAATCATTTAATAAAGTGTCTCTCATCTGATCTGTATAATCATATGCTGCAGGCTTAGTAGTATCGTAATGTTGGTACTCTAAATTTGCATAAGGATCTACACCTACATGTATGTAATTATTTCTAACACTATTTAATATTATTGCTGAACCAAGTCCTTGTCTAACACCTATCTCACAAGATTTATAACCTTGGCAATTAAAATCTTTTGCCCACTTTGTTAGTAGTTCGTATTCTTTACTATCTCCCTCAATCATAAGGAATTTTTACAACTAATTATAGGGTTTGTAAATAGATTTTATTTGACCTTTATCCACAAGCTTTTTAAGATCCCCTTTACTCATTGTAGAATAATCTACTTTAACTTTAGGGGCTTCAGGCGCACACTTACATCTTTTTCCAAAGATTTTATCTATTAATTTTTTAAACATTATATTTTCTGCATATCAGGATTTTTTGATAACATGTTTTTTTCCGCTCTAGGTCTTGCAATAGAATCTTTACTTCTTTTTCTAAGTTGAGCAATAGCAGAATCCTTTAATCTTTTTTCTCTAATTTGCTTTTCTAAATCTCTAGCTAGGTTCATTTTTTACCACCTCTAAATATTTGTGTTCCCTTAATCCCATAAATACTCGCCACGACAAGAATCCATAAATTTGTAAACCATTGTGGAAGTTGCGAGAAGTGTGTAAAAAATAGATCCACTTTATCCATTGCAGCGGGGTCGTCACTCACCACTGCCCAAGCGAGAATTGCTATCGGGGCGCTTAGTATTATCAACACTGCCTCGTCCTTCCAGTCGGACGATCTTGATTCTAATAATTTTCCTTGGTAAGCTTCCTTACCTTCTGCCATACGAGATGCATGCATAAGCTGTGCATCAGACATAGCTATTTTTGTTTTCTGTTTGTTAGCGTAAATTTTTGATCCTGCAGATACTGCAAGTTTAATAGCTGATAACCACATTATTTAACTCCTGTGAATTTAGTTCCTCTAAGTGCTGCTCCTCCACCTCTGGAGAATTTTACTGGAGGTACTTGTGGGTTAGGTCCTCTTAGTGGTGGTGGACCATAGGGTACTCCACCGCCTTTATTTTTTTTAATCATCTTACCTTTTTTATAAGCTTTAAAATCATCAAATATTTGTGTTTTTTTAACAGGTTCTACTTTAACTTTAGGTTTACTTGCAACAGGTGCACAAGGGGGTAAACTTCCATCTGGACATCTTTGTGATCCATCCCCACCACCATCATTGGTAGTTTTAGTTTTTCCGTAACCTGCCTCTTTCATGTAATCTTTATTTTTAGGATCCATTACCTCAAGAGGTTTGGTGTTTGTTCTATAAAAATCTCTATACAGTCCTTCTTTTTTTGCAAACTTTTCTTTACTTTTTTTCTTAGCATCATATGTTTTAGGGGCTGCGTAACCTAAAATTTTATTAAGTCCCCAAGTTACTGGACCAATCGTTGGGATTGTAGGTGGATCTTTATAAAATTTTCTATCTGGTGGTGTTGTTGTTTTTGTTGTTACTTTATTATGATTATCATTTTGTGTCTTGTTAGATTTATCTACTGCAGGACCTGTAGAACCATAACCTTTATCGGCTCTTTCTTGTGCTCTATCTGGATCACCCATGTCAGCGCCACCACCTTTTAGCTTAACCATTTTACCTTTTTTAGCTGAATCCATTGCAAACTTTTTTGCAACTTTAGGTTTCTCAGCGTATAAATATCTTCTTTGTTTATCTGATTTAAAAGGCATTAGTTTTTATTTTTATCTCTCATTTTTTGAACTCTTAATCTTTCTTCTGCGATCATTCTATTCTGAGCTAGTTTAGTTTCAGCAATTCTAATTCTTTCTGCTGCTTGGTCTTCATTATCTTCTAGCTTCATCTTCTCAATATCCATTCTTTCATCAAGAGTTTCTTGTTGAAGTTCATTAGTTATCATATCATTCTCAGAACGTCTCTGTAACTCCATAGCTTTTAAGTCTAATTCTCTTTGCTTTAATGCAACTAGTGGGTCTTGTCCTTGTCCCATAGCTTCTGATTTTGCTATCTCCATAGTAATTTCAGCTATTCTTTCAGCAACCATAGCTTCTAATTTAATTTGTCCACCTTGTGGATCTTGCTGCATCTCTGCTTGGAATACTCCATCTTGTGATACTAACTCTCCTACTTCTCCTTGAGCTTGCAGTGAAACGTGTTCCGAGATATGTCCTTGTAGTAAAGCCATTACTTGAGGATTAATTTGTACCATTCTTGTTGCCATAAACGCTCGGTGAGCTTTGATATGAGCTATATGATCTTGAGTGGGGAATGCTTTAGGCATCATCATTGATAATGCTTCAAGGTTCTCGATTGCCGGATCTTTAGGTATAGGTTTTATTTCTGGTTTTAAAATTTGATCTATATCTTTAGTTCCCAATGCTTCATAAACTCTTCTGTAAGATTCTCTTAAGTTATGCATTTGTGGATTAGAAATTGCAATTTTTAAATTTTCATTTGCTAACGTTACTCTTTGGGACATTGAAAAAACATTAGGGTCTGCAACTGGGATAACATCTACTCTGTCATCAAAGTCTGTTTGTTTAACTGCTTGATCCGCACCATAGACTGAGTAGGGATAAAAAGGAGGTAAGTATTCCCCGAAAACTTTACCTAACATTCTAAATTCTTGTCTCATTGCGTAGTAACATCTTTTGTGAATAGCTGTCATGACCCGTGAGCCACGTTCCAGGATTGCTACAGTCGAACCTACTGATCTGTTTTGCTCATCTAAACCAACTGCCATATCCGTGATTGCTGCAAACTTTTGTCCCGCACCCACAACGAAGCCTAGTAGCTGGAAAAGCGTGGCGCTTGGTTCTTTAAAAGGTAACATTTGAAACTGGTCTTTTATATTTCCGCCAGGTGCATCTACATCTCTGAACTCACCAGGTTGAAAAGGTTGATCATCATCCCTGATTCTAATACCACGGCTCTTGAAACCTGCTGGTAAATTACTTAAAGTACCTGCATCCAATAACTGTCTTAATGCTTGAGTAGCAGTTCTAGTTAAACCACCAATCATATGAATTAAACCAAAGCCATAAAAACCTAAACCGGGTAAAAATTTAAAGTGAACAAAATAATTCTTTCTAACTTTTAAATCATCATCAGGTTTATAGTTTCTGTAGATAGATAATACTTCATTACTACCTTCATCTATTGTTACAATGTATGGAATCTTAACTGCCTTATCAGCATTCTCTACTTCAAACTCTTCTAAGTTTAAATCAACATGCATTTCTAAAACAGTGTGATCATATCTATCTTGACCTGTAGGAGTAACTCCTTCTATTTTTTGATATTCTTTTTGTATTTGTGATTCTTCTGGTTGAGAAGGTTTAATTTCTACATCTCTGTAAAAACCAGCTTCCATTTTTTTTAATAAATCATTCTCACCCATTCTAATAACATGAGTAATTCTTTCACAGTCTTGTAAATCTGTTGCGTAGTATGGAACTACAATATCTTCTGCAGGAATAAACTTTGATACTGCTCTTTGCATAATCTCATCATAATAAACTTTTTTAAATGCAGATCCTGCTAGAGGTAAATAAAATAATAGTTGATCAAAGTCTGGAGTATATTCTTCCATCTTTTCCATTAACATGTAGTTCATGAAATCCTGGACCCGTGTAGCTTGGTTCATTTTTTGTGGGTCTTCAGTTCCCATAACTCTAACTCTTACCGGTCCATCTGAAGGTAATAATTCTTTATAAGCTTGCGCTTGAAATTGAGTAACGGCTTCTGCAAGTAATGGATGATGCACGCTTGCCGAGCCTTTAAAGGGTCTTGTCATATCTACATATTTAAAACCTAATAAGTCTAAACCTCTAGTATAACTGTCTGACCAATCTTTTCTTGAAATAACATCTTTTTTATATTCGGCTACTAATGAAGAAGCCATTCTTTTAAGGTCACGTTCATCCATGTCCTCTGCAATATTTTTATAGTGTTCCTCTACTTCAGATATAGTTTCATCTACGGA